TAATGTCGCTCATTTTAAAATTTGTTTATTATGTTTATTAATGTATCAACACTTACCTCTTCTTCTTTTGGCTGCAAAGGTGTTTCATCAACTGCCTTTGTGCTACTCATCTGTTCTACGGCTTGTGCTAATTGTTTTACTTTTAAAAGACACAAATCAATTGTTTCATCTGTTACATCGCTGTTGCGAATAAATTTCTCAAACGATTTGATTTGATCTTGTATTTTCTCTAAGTTATTATAATTTTTCATACCAAGGAGCGGTGTGGCTTCGTTTGCACCCCAAGCAGTCAGGCTAGATCCTTCAAAAAGCATCACCTCATGGATTTGATTACCATTATCGGCTTTTTGCTCTCTCAGCGTTCTGAACCCAATTGAATGCTCGGTGATAAGGCCACTCTCTACCATCTTCACAAAATCCTTGCCAAGCTGATGGCTGCCAACTTTTGATCTGTAATATAGACCATAGTCATCTTCCTTCAGCTCAAGTATTTTACCCAAAGGTTGTGATGGATCGTGGTTCATTAGATGCTTAATTCTGTTCTTACCTTCTGGTCCCCAGTCTTGGATTGAACGCTTGAATGCGCCTGGCATCATAATGTCACCATCGCTGTCAACATTACCAAAAGCAGAGAAGTAACCAATGACCTCACCATTTTTAGTATCAACGTCTTTAACCTCTAGGTCAAAGGATTTGTAATTGTATATCATTCCACCTTGTTTTTTGTCTATTTGTTTTAATTTTCTTATTGCCCATTCAATGCCAGCTGTACCGCCCCATGCATCCCAAGCCTGGCCGCCACAACCTTCATCATATGGCACATCTTTGTATTGTTGATGTCTTTTAAATGATGCCATGCGAGCGATCGTATCACGGCTGAGTTTTTCTTTGTTAGCTAATTGCCTAGCGCGAGTCCACCCCACGTCAGTTAAGCAACTACTTCCGTTCTCTTCTTTCCACTTTAAAACACGCTTTGCATTATTGCTTGCTGCCTCTGGATAATCATTGTAGGTCTCTTCTTTAAGCTCTAGGCTCTTGCCTTCTTGTGCTAAGTATGCTTGGTATGCGCGCAGTGCAGTCTCTCTGTTCTCATAGACGCACTCACCTTCACCGATGCGATACTTACCGTTTGAGCATGAATATATTGGCATATATTATCGTTTCATTATTAGTCTTCCGTTCTGATCGCGTCTCGGAACAAAGCCTATCGCGCATCTGCAATTGATAGTGAACCCGGCTGGGCTATTTGGGTCTCCAGGTGCTGCGGCTAGCACAGTGTCACCTTTCTTACCAGTAGAAGTAAATGGCTGGTCATACGGAACTTGTTGGCCATCCATATTTAAGTGATCATAAGTATTGCGAGGTATTCTCCTCGTTCTGCTGTCTCTCGCACTAATCCAAACTTTATCTACTTCAAAGTTATGGGAATTTGCGCCTTGTAGTGCAGCATAGTTTGAAGCCCTCATCACTTCCGTTCTCGCTATCCTTCTTGCACGCATTGCACTGTATCCAACCTCGTCATCACTTGTAATGATGCGCACCATCTCATCAATGCTCAGACCCTCTTGCACAGCTTGCGTGATAATATCCGTCAGCTTCTTTTTTGATGTCTGCGTCATCTCTGCTACGAGCTGAAAACCATACAGACTCAAAAATTGTATGATTTGACTTATGAAGTCGGTATTGAGTCCAAATGGGTCTGCGGCCTTGCGAGATTGATTCCTGACAGCTCTAAATGATGCATTGCCAAAAATCACTGCGGTCTCGCGGTATAGCTCATTCATTATCTTCATCAGCTCATCGCTCCATGCATAGCTGCCCATCATAGACAGTGTTGCACTCGGACCCATGAGTTGCAAGTCACGCGCTACTTTGCGCATCTCTTTACTGATCGCCTTTTGAAACAAAGAACTATACTTATTATCAAGACCTCTGCGAAGTCTCTCAAACTTGGTCCAATAAGCCTCTCTTTGACTTGCGTTCATCGATTAGCTTTTGTTTATATGCTGTCCTCAATGACATCATCATTGCTTTCTCTACTGCGCAGTTCTGCTCGCTCTTCTGCTTGGGATACTTCCTCATCACGTTCTGCATTATCTCCTCGTCTGTTGTTTGCGATGTTATTGCCGTTAGATCCCAAGTCATCGTCTTCTTCGTTTTCTGATGGAGGAATTGTAAGGTCCATGACCGCTTGCTCAATTGGAATCAGACCTTGGTTGATGTATGCATACTCAAACGCACCCTCACGCTCTTGATAGTTCATTGCTACACGTTTCTCATCAAATGTGAGCCAGTTAGCGTCACGCAGTGAGCGTACCATACGCTCCATGTCTTGCTGCATCTCTGGAAGTGCAGTGATATCGAAGTCAATGAATGCATCCTCACCGTATCTTGGCACAAGCCATTTGTTCAACTCATCACGCAACTGACAGCACATTGGAATGATAGTGTTGGTAATGAGGTCACGCATTGCGTTTTGGTAGTTGTTGTAGCTTGATGTGTCAACATCGAACAGCACAGCAGGAAGACCAAACACTCGGCACCACTGATGCATAGAAAGGCGCAGTGTGTTCACTAGCTCCATGTCGACACTAGACATACCAAAGTTGAGGTAGTCCCAAGGAGTTTGCAGCACTGCCACCTTTCCTTTGTTGTCAACATAATTTATGTTCTCATTCACAGCACGTCTAATGTCGCTCGCTTGCTCCATAGTGAAGCTAGGCACGATATTGCCAAGTGGGCGAGGAGTTAAGGCTCCCTTTGCTCCACCGTTGCCAGTCATCATTGCTGATGCATCAGCAGCATTGTTTGACATACGAAGTGTCTTGAGTGCTGCACGAAGCGGAGAGATGCCACGAAGATGCGCACGAGTGGTTGCATCGAACTCTGGGTTCCATGACGCCCAATGCATCACGTTCTCTTTTGGCAAATTAATACCTTCTCCTACCTGGAGCTTGTATGCCATGATATTATATAGATCGATTGGGTCTGGATAAATTTCCAAGAACTGGGTGGGCAGAATGTTGAGTTCACTGAACTGTCCTCCAAGTTTACCATCATTTCCATAAACGTTTCCTTCTCCTGAGAGATATCTGTATCCGAATAAGTTTTCAAAGAATTGATCTTGAGATTGATAATTGTTTGGCCTTTCGAGTAAGCGCGCAAGCGGCGTACCCATTATAATATTTTCGCTGTATGCGTTCTTGCGTGATATGAGTGCTTGCTCATACGCACCACGATTGGCAATGCCTTTTGATAGTTGCTTGTAGCGCATCAGCTCGGTGCGAGCCTTCTCGCCTCCATTGAGCTTATAGACGTACCAAGGTATGGATGCACTCTTGCGAGCAAGAAAGCTCACAATGGCATAGACATCTGCGTTTCCGAGATATCCTTCCGTAACATATGATGCTGATGTGTAATTTTGGACTAACGCACTGTTAAGGCCGACCATCTGCACTGGGCTTGATGGATATGGATTGATGCCTTTCTTTTTGAAGATGTCAAATAATCCCATGTTGTTATATTGCTCCCCAGGTCACGCTGGGAATTGTTAATTTAGAAAATATTGCATAGCGCATAGCATCACAAGCGTGATCAGAGAACTTAACTGGTTGATCTAACTTCATTCCGTTACGATCCGTCTTCCAACGGTAATTTTTTAATTCCTTCAGTAAATTTACAGAATCTTGATGGATAACCAATGGTGTGCCTTTTATCGTGCGTATACCCTCGGTTACATCTTTATTGGCTGGCTTTGCATTCAGACCGTTGCGGACTAACTCCTCAATGGTTTTTGGCTCCGCTGCATCACAATAAATCTCATCATACTTCTCCAGTCCCAAAGCTAAGATTTTTTCCACTAAGTCGTTCGTGGTAAGTTTCGTCTCGTATAATAGCTCCTTCACATATGCAATGCCGTCATTGAAGACTACCTTTACGAGTGACGATGGATTGTTGAATCCAAAGTCAAGACCATACACGGTCTCGCCCTCCGGCATATTCTCTGTTGTCTTCCAATGTAGATAGATGAGGTCTTGGCTTAGGCCACGCTCACCAAGGCCGTAGATTTGCCAATAATTCGGGTCTGCGTCTTTCAAGCGTTCTAGTTCATCAACAAGCTCTTTGGGAAGAAATGGATTGTCTCTGAATGTTGTAATATAAAAATCAGCATCGTCTCTTGGAATCACATTGTCGTAAATCCATGAGGAGATGTCCGATGGATTGTAGTCAATCACTATCTTTCCCTCAGTACGCATGATGAGCTGCATCCAAGCCTCATATGACAGTTCGTTGGCCTCATTACAAAAGAGGTACGTCCTGGCTCTACCGCGAATCTTCTGTGGCTGATCAGCTGATACAAACTCGATGACATTGCCATTGAGCTGATATATCTGTTCCGTTTTATTGTGATTGTCTTCTGAATAAATGCCTAAGCGGCTGAGGATGTCGACAAAATCTCGAAGCACTGAACCCTTGATGGATGGGAGAGATTGTCTTACTATTGTTAAAGTCTTGCCATTTTCTTGTAACAGCTTTACGATAAACCAAATTAAGATATTGTAGGTTTTGCCAGAACGCGAGCCTCCTTGCATTACCGTTATTCTCTTTTTGCTTTCTTGCAATATTTCAAAGATCTTATTAGTCTGTAGTTTAGCGTTCATAGTTTTAGTGATTTTCTAAAAATTTGGAAGTGTATTTTGAAAGTGAAAAGTAGGTATAAAAAGGGGGTCATTAGTATACAAGTTTGTTTAGACATTGTTTTAGGTGCTACCAAAAATGGGGTTATACCCCGCGGCCAGATCAATGTTTAAACTTTAAGTTCCCCCCATTAGTGGACGACCAAACCGGCTGCCATTGTGTCAAACATATTTAAATAAGTTTAATATGACTAATAACTAGTATTATGTTAAATAGAAAAGCATGGCACGTTGTCAGTTCGTCGCGGCTTCTAATATCTCAACGTTTGGCTTCACGACCTCAACTTGCACCTGGTTTAAGTTGCCCTCAATCTTGTTTTCGATCTTTTGTGTTGGCATGCCAATGAAGTAATTGAAAAAGATCTGTAAAGCTTTTTCATTGCCGTCGCCTATCTTCTTTTCTAATACACGAAAGGCCAGGTCCGCCATAGGTTGAAGCTTTTCAATTAACATGTCTTCGGTCATCTTCTTTGGACGTCCGGCACCTGGCCTGGCGCCGCCTTTCTTTTTCTTGTCTTCTCTTTGTTCGATCAGCTTATGTAGTTGACTATCAGTTATCGGCATGGAATTTTATTTGAATTCTTATTCGTGGTTAGGTTGATTTTCCGGAATATTAACTTGCTCAAGATTATGTGTATGACCTTTGGCGTCAACCGTTTCACGTTCATATATTCTGAGCTTGACCCAACCGTCCTGGTCTGGTCTTTCCTGGATAAATTGGACAAAATCAGGTTTATATATGTTTAAATATATTGAGCCGTCCTTTTGTCCTTTTTTAATGTAAAAGCCTTTTTTTCTCACTCTTACAATATTTAGTTAATTATTTTTAGTTAGTTCACTTTCCACATAATTTGTTGATAAATAATGTATTATCTATAATACTAAAAAATATGTGATATTTTTAAACGTTTTATTTTGTTATGTTAATTTTGTTAGTATATTTGTATAAACAAACCAATTAACAAATGAAACAATTAACCGCCTCTTTACCAATCATTGCAACAATTCTCTTTTATTCAATCATCTTTATCATTAACTTTTTAAATCAGTAAACAATGAACACTAACACTTACAACGGCTGGACAAATTACGCAACCTGGCGCATTGCGCTTGAATGGTTTGATGCTCACAACCCTTTCAGCTATGAAAGAGATAGTTATGAGCTTTCAAAGATGCTTAAAGAGTACGTTAACGAAAGTTTAGAAATGGAGGGATGTAGTGATTTTATTTTGTCGTATGCTCAGGCTTTTATTTCTGAGGTTAACTGGTTTGAGATTGCTCAATATTTAATTGAAGAGGAGGTAGAAAATGAATAAGCAACTTTTGCGACTTATCATTGCGCTCATTTGCGCTGGTCTAATTATCGGACAATTACAAGATCCTTACTGTTTATAAACAATTAAAACAAACCAACAATGAAAAAGAAATTTAATTCCAATTCAGAACTTTGCAAAGTTTTTGCCCAACAAACTCAAACACACGGCCAGGGCAATAATATGTTTTTCGAATATCAAACTATTTATTCTTACGGACATCATTACGAAATTGCGCAAATAATAGAGGCCAAAACAGGTGAAAAAATTGCATTTGTAAACTCAAACACTTATAGCAATACAACAAGCAAACACACAACGCACGTTTTGCGTGCCTTAAATATTAGATATTTTTTTGTGCCTTTTACAATAGCTGGAAATTGTTTTGCAAGAGCTGACTATTTTAAAATATCTGATATACCTGATTATTTAGATAAATTAAAGCGCAAGATGAATAATTTTCTATTTAAACAAATGAATGCAAGGAAAAATACATATTATTTGCAACTAGCCGAAAATGAATTCAATAAAATAAATAGTATTTGTGAATTATTTGATTTTCCACAAATAAACATATTAGATTTTCCATTATTTGAAGACGCACAAAACAAAGTAAATACTATAAATCATGAATAACATAAATTTAAACACATTAACATTTCAGGCATTTAAAAATATACATGACGTTGATCAAAATTTGATAGGCTCACCCAATTATATCGGGTTAGCTTATTTTTGGCATTATGACTACAGGCATTATTTAAGAGACGCAAGTATATATAAACGTAAAAAAGTACATCAACTTTTTTTATTAAATAATTTAAACGTTTCAGAAGCGTCTGACATTCATTTAGCAATAATAAAAAAGGTAATTAAACAGGTTAACTGATGAGGCTTAATATTAGCCGAAATGGGGCGTTTCTACGCCCTATATTAACCAATTCATAAATTATGCCTAATGACAAAAATGAGGTGTTGAATGATCTTTATGTGTTTTTAAATCAGAACCATTTTCAATTGATGGAGGAATGGCAAAGGGTTAAAAATGCATACAAACAAAAAATGACATTTCCGGCCTTTTGTGTTGCCTTTTACAGTAGATTAAACGAAAAAGAAGACGATGACAGAGAATAACCAATTAAGGGTTTTGAACAGCGTTTTTGACTGGATACAAGCAAATTACAAGCAATTGGAAGCAAGCTACATCAACTTGCCGCATGACCAGATAAGAGAGCTTCCCTTTGCTTTGTATTGCATTGCAATGTATGCCAAACATCAACAGCTGAAATAGTCAATGTTGAAACATCGATGTCGCAACATCAATGTGACAACTTTGATCGTTTTGCCATATCCAGCCAAAAACCCCAAAAACCCCTAACCGGCCAAAAACCCCAAAAACCCCTAACCAGCAAAAACCTCACAATTGTAATCCCTGGCCAGCATTACGGCGATTTCTTGCGCTGTGTATGCATTTGGGCAATTGATTACAATTTTGGTTGGTTGCTCATATTCTTTTGTTATGGCTTCAATTATTTTTAAATATATGGCTTGTGCCTGGACATCATTAACAGCCAGTAAATTTTTAACCGTATCAATGCCATGCATGACAGTAGCATGATCTCTATCAATATAATTTGCAATGATCATCAACTTATGCCCTAGCTTATGCCTAGCAATATAAAAAAACATATGCCTAGCCAGGACAAAAACCCTGGCCCTAGATTTACTAAAAAAATTCTCTTTTGATATACCACAACAAACACAAACAATATTAACCAGATTATCAAACTTTATCATTTTTACTTTATTTATTTATGTTTAGACATTCTATATATTATATATATATTTTTTTTAATATCAATAGTATTAATAACTACAAATAATGTATTCTGTATTACTCCAAAAACCCCCAATCCACCCTAACAAAAACTTCACAACATTTTTTTGGGGACGCGATTTACACGATTTTTCGCTGTTTTCTATCTCCCCCCCCAGCGAAGTTTTTATTTTTTACTCTCGCTATGAAAGTAGAAAAAATCGCGTCCATCGCGTACCGCATTGATTATCAATGACAAATCGCGTACCAAATCGCGTACTTTTCCAAAAAATCGCGTACCAAACCCGAAAATCGCGTACCAAAAACCCAAAAGTCCGACAAAA